TCTTGGTCGAATATGGATTTATCTGGCTTCCTTGAACATACTGAAGATCGTTTGAACTGATGCCGAGGGTCACCGTGCCTGGAAAGTTGGATATGGGCATACCCGTGTTTAGTTCCGTTGGGGTTCCTCTGTTTGTTCCAATCGCTTCAACAACAACTTTTTGACGCTGATAAAGGTCAATTGTTGCATTGCTCTCAAGCAACTTGTTCATGCGGCGAAGAAGATCGTGCAATGATTCTTCATTCGATGGAAGATCAAGGAATATCTGTAGAACATCCGTGTTTGCCATTGCAGATGTGTCATAGTCGAGTGTAAGGATGTTGTTGTTGAAACTAACAGCACCCTTTGTTGAGTCCGCAAAGTTGTAGATGATGGTGTTTGCCGTGACATTCGTTATCAACAGAATGTTAGCAAGAGTAATGGACTGCCGAAGACCAGAGAATGTCACGGTCTTTGCTGTCTTGTCGAAAGTATACGAACCTGGCGTGTCTGTTGCTAGTAGTTGTTTCATCGTTTCTCCTCCGTTATTTATAGCGCAATACTCATCGCTATAACAAATGCTTCACTTACTCCTGATCCAGCGGGACCTTGTGGTCCTGTATCACCTTGAGGACCTTGGGGACCAGTAGCACCCGTATCACCTTGAGGACCTTGGGGACCTTGGGGACCAACAACAAGTCCCACATCGACTCCCATATTATCACCTGGCCAAAAATAAAGCAGATGACCGTCGTTTGCAATTTCAAATCTGTCTATGCTAATACCTTGCGGTCCTGTATCACCTTGAGGACCCTGTGGTCCAGTAGCACCTGTTGCTCCAGTTGCTCCAGTTGCACCTTGGGGACCAACCACATAACCAGCATTTATGGTGATGCTATTGGAGAGTTCTAACAAAAGATCACCATTTGTATTGACTACACCATCAACGACAGAAACACCCTGAGCACCAGTTGCTCCCGTAGCACCAGTATCGCCTTGAGGACCTTGTGGTCCAGTAGCACCAGTCGCACCTGTAGGACCAGGATCTCCCTGAGGTCCAGTTGCACCAACACTCGCTGCAAGCACCCAATCTACGCCAGGATAGCCTGGATAATATGATGAGTAAACACCAGTTGCAGTATAATAAAGAGAACCATTATATGTAACAAGATCACCAGCAGAGTAATCAATACCATTGACCCATTGACCAGTAAAGTTCCAAGCAACTGCAGGTCCAGTAGGACCAGTGGGACCAGTATCACCTTGAGGACCTTGTGGTCCAGTAGCACCTGTAGCACCAGTTGCTCCCTGTGATCCTGTTGCACCCTGAGGTCCTTGAGGACCAACAACATATCCAGCGTTTAGAGTCGTATTATTGGAGAGTTCTAATAAAAGATCACCATCTGTATTGACTACAGCATCAATAACAGAAACACCTTGCGCTCCAGTAGCACCAGTAGGACCAGGATCGCCTTGAGGACCTTGAGGACCTTGAAGACCAGTTGCTCCAGTAGGACCAGGATCACCTTGAATACCTTGAGGACCGGTCGCACCAGTTGCTCCAGTAGCACCAGTAGCACCCTGCGGACCAACAACATATCCAGCATTTATAACACTGTTGTCCGACAATTCTACAAACAAATCACCATCTGTGCTGACATATACATCAGATACACCAACACCAGCAACACCTTGTGGTCCAGTTGCACCAGTTGCTCCAGTAGGACCGGTTGGTCCGACTTGCGTATACATCACTTGTGTCGCTGTAAGTATTACAGAAGGAACAGAAGGTGCTGGTGGTGAAGCAGGTAAATACTGAATGGAAGTATCAATATCCGTTGACTTCCACGCTAATTCGAGATATTCACCAGCATTCATTTCAAGGACATAATTTACGCTTCCGATGGCTTGACCATCCACACCACCATGGCTTCCAACAACGCTCCAACGACTGTCCGTAGCGTCTACATTATTTCCATTCTTCTTCAACCATATATCAACATCTTCGATCTGATTACCGCTATTGACAAATTGAACGGAATATATTATGCTATATACACCAGCATTTGCAAAATTTATTCTACTTCCATTTGATATGGATACACCGTTCGAATCGGGATCTGTATTGTTTAGAGTTATTTGATATTCGGTTCCTGCTACTGTAGCGATCTGATCTTCTGTTGACCAGAAAGATCCCCAATATCCCAAAGCACCACCGGCACCAGTATCTCCCTTTGGTCCCTGAGGTCCAGCGGGTCCCTGTGGACCTGGAGGACCCTGTTCACCAGAACCTCCTCCCGTACCTAAACCAGTTACCGTTACATTGTTTTTATCTACACTTATATCAAATCCATCTGCAAAATTTATATTACGCAGATTTTTGATTATCTTTTTACCATCTTTGTACACGGATACATTTCCACCACCACCACTTTGTGCGGTGTAGGTGGAGTTCAGTTTGTCTTCGATGAACTTTGTTTCTATCTTTAGTTCTTTGCTTTCCTTGTCGTATATGAGAGGAAAGGTTGCTTCTAGTATTGCATCTTTACCAGCAGGACCAACAGGACCGGCAGGACCGGCAGGACCTACAGCACCTTGTGGACCAATCGGACCAATATCACCCTTAGCACCTTGAGGACCTTGAGGACCCAATTCTCCTCTTTCGCCTCTTTCGCCTTGGGGACCTGGTTCTCCTTTGTCGCCTTTCTCTCCTTGTGGACCAGGTACTCCCTGATCTCCCTTTTCTCCATTGTCGCCTTTAGTCCCCTTTTGCCCCCTCTGCCCCTTTGGACCTTCGGGACCTGGTTCTCCGCGTTCTCCTTGTTCACCGCGATCACCCTTCTCCCCCTTCTCACCTTGGGGGCCTGGTTCGCCTCTGTCTCCCTTTTCGCCTTGGGGACCTTGAGGACCGATAGGACCTTCCTTTCCATCTTGACCAGGATCACCTTTATCTCCCTTTTCTCCAGCAACACCCTGAGGTCCCTGAGGTCCTTCTTGACCCATAGAACCTCTTGGTCCTTGTTCACCTCTATCACCCTTATCTCCCTTTTCACCATTTATCGTTTTTACGGAAACAACTGGTTGTTCTGTGAGAATTGGTTTTGGTGTAGATTTTGGTGTTGGTTTCGGTGCTTCGACAAATTCCATCAAAGCATCCACGATGCTTTCGTCTTTATCGACTCCACCACTGATTGCTATTACTCTTCGATTTTGTTCATCAAAGAAATAATATTCACCGACACCACGAAGTTTTATTTTATATTGTGGAAATTCTTGTGCAACTTCTTTTGTGCAATATTTGAGAACAGTTCCTTCTTTTAATTCGCCAATAGAAGCAGTGGTTCTGAACTCGTGTCCAAAACGCGCCATTCCTAGTCGAATTATAATATCGGATACTTTCTTCATCTTATTATTTATGAAACAAGTTGCTCCCACGAAACGGGGTAAAGGGGACGAATTATCTCACCAATAGCGTCAGCATACCTCTGAACCTCCCACTGCGCGTGAGCGTCTGTACGCTGCTTGTAGACGCGGGCAAACGCTGCTAATGATCCCGTCCACCACCACTCCGTGTATGTGGATTGGGGTAGAATGCTTCTGGCTTGCTCTGGTGCGACACCAGAAGCCAATAGTCCGTTGTATACTTCCACGCACTTTTCTGCCGCTTCGCGGAAACCATTCATCATAAGAATTGATGGTTCCATGACAAATCCGCTGCTTCCCTGCTTGGCGCCATCTGTCGGTGCATTTCGCCATATTGGCGTATAGAACTGTGGCTCGTCCACCACATATCGACGGGAAACTTCGTTCATAACTAATCCAATTTGGTGCTTACCCAACTGGGCTCTAACAAATAAAGGAGTTTTTATGTGTATGGTAATTTGTGGATGTGCAAAGGGAGTCCAGTGATTGTGTTTTGCGAGATACTTGATTAGTTTCTCGTCCTTGATAGAAAGGAAAGTCAACCCATCCTGCTCTTCCCAATCACTTTTTTTATTGAAAGAAACTCTTGCCGAGTTTACTACAGTCAAATCTGAACCCATATGATCTATGTACTTGACAAACCCATAATCCAATACATCAACTTGTTTGCTCATAATATTCCTTTTGCGTATAATATGCAATTTTGTGTTTTTTCAATATACTCTCTAAATATCTAACATAAGGAGTGTTGGCATTATTTTGAAAATAATCAGACCATCTCAAATTTTGTACATTATTATTACTAGCATTACCGTCTATATGATCAACTATAGGCAGATTTGTGGGGTTTGGTAAAAAGGCTTCCGCAACTACTCTGTGAACCAATTTACTGCCTTGTTGTCTACCATTTTTATAAAATGCTACACTCAAATGACCATAAGCACCGACAGGGCCAGCCTTTAATTCTTTACCCCCAAAAGTTCTATTCCTAATAAACGGTTTACCGCTCTTGCTAAAATTTTTATCTTGAATGATTCTAGTTTTTGAACGAATTTTACCAGTATTTGAAACTTCATAATCTTCAAAATCTACAACATCTACCCAGATTTCTTCCATTTTGATCTCCTTTATAGTATTACACACAAACCTATTTAGGAGAAAACGAATTTACAATCTATTATCTCACAGTTTTTTCCATTTTGTAAATCTCAACTTCGCGGACATCCCGCTGTATGTGTTATTGTCGATGATAGATATGATTTCTCTCGGTGTCTTACCAGACAGAACCATATCGTTTACATCCTTTTCCTTTATACCATCCGCCCATATGCACACTTTGCGATTCTCTTCTATCAATTTGTCGTACTGCTTTAGCACTTCCCTGTTTCGTGGCTCGTTGTCAAGAACGAACACTGGATCCGTCACACTCGGATCCAATTCGTGATTCATTCCAAGAATTGCCACGCTGTTGGGAAGAAACATAGCATCAATCGGACCCTCAAGCACATACACTGTCTGATCCAGTTTCACAGTATTCATACCATATGCAAGATACTGCTGATCCTGATTAAACTTTATGGTGATATACTTGACTTCGCTTGGATAGATTGCTCTACCTTGAAAACCGATCAATCTACCTTTTGCATCCCTGAGAGGTATGATGAGGCGAGGTTCTTCTCCAACTTTCTTATCCTTGTCGAATTTAGAAACAAACTCGGCAAAGTTTTCAGCATAGAAAAGATCCGAATGATACTTCTCTGGAATCTTTCGAGAAAGGACATACTGCTTGCATTCGTGATCGTCGGACAGTTCTGCCATCGAAGGTAGATCAATTCTCGCTCCATCGAATACAGGTTGCTCAAATTTGAATTTAGGCTTTGTATAATTTGAATGTCCATTTTCTCCACTCTTCCATCGTTCTAAGGCATATTCCCTGCACATTGCAGGAGAAACTTGCTCTAGAAACTTATATAGAGTTGTGCTGATGCCGCAGTTATGACAACTGTAGAAAAGATTATTACCCTTCTGATAAAAATATCCTCTGGCTCTGTTCTTGTTCTTCTGTGAGTCGCCACAGATAGGACAACGACAGTTGGCAAGATTATCCTTCTTCCAAGTGAACTTATCCAAGGAAGAGGAAATCATCGAGAGAAACTTCTTATCGGTTATTATAGACATAGTTCTTGGCGTCGGGGAATGCTCTCAACGCCCATTCTTCCCACTCAGGAAGATCCTCGTCACGCACGAATGGAAGGGCAGCAAAACGCTCCTCATATGAACGGTTGTCATTATACGCGATGCTCTGCACTTGTCGATACTCTCCATCAAATGTTCCAGTCATTTGTATTACCTTTCTTCTTGAATTTCTTGATTATGTTCTCACCGTGACCAGACGATCCAACATCGTCTTCTTCGCCAGTTCCTATCAGATCATCCTGTTCGGATGGATCTACATTGTATAATTTCATCTTTGCACGATTGATTCCGACGACAAACTTCTTGTTTCTCGTCAACTCGTTGTACCGATTCTTCAACTGCTTGACCATGATCTGGTTCTTCTGATCCAGTTCGTCAGTGCCAATCAAGGCAAACATAAGATCGGCAGTAGCGGGAAGACCAAACGATTCGGAAGTGTTCTCAAGTCCGATGTCGGTATTGTTGTGACCAGATCGGTTCACTTGTGTTGCTGTGAATACTGGCACATTCCGTTCGATGGCAAGACCACGCAACTCTTCTGCAATTGCCTTGACTACGCTATACGAACTCATCGTAGCGGATGCCTTTACTCTTGCGGAAGAACAGATGTTGAGATAGTCGATGAAGATGATGTCTGGTTTGAACTTCTTCTTCAGCAACAGTTCATCAAGCAGATGTCGGAAGTGGTTGACATGGGCAGTGGCGGTGGGATACTCCTTGATGATGAGTTGTCCAGTCACTCCCTTGGTCGCATTGTAGAGTTTCTTACCATACATCGACTTCGTGAGCGTCTTCATGTCGTCAAGAGTGATGTCCATGATGTTCGCATCAATTCTCTCGGCAATACGCTCCTCCGACATCTCACAGGTGATGTAGAGGACATTCTTGTTCTGCATCAGGCAGTTTGCTGCGTGATGACAAAGAAACAGAGATTTACCTACACCCGTACCAGCGATGACCACATTGAGCGTCTTTTGCGGTACGCCTCCATTTGTGATGGTGTTAAAGAATTCAATGTCAAAAGGAATCTTCTGCTCGACCTTGTGATAGAAGTCATATCTCTTCTCTGCATCTTTGAGGAAATCGTGTCCAATGTTTGTATCGAACGAGACGGCCAATGCTTCGGACAATATGGAGGGTAGAGAGGTAGGAGTCTTGCTCTTACTCTTACCTTCGATGATCTGAATGGATTCCAAAATAGCGTTGTATAGAGCGCGGTCTTTACAGAATTTTTCAGTCTCGTCCACAAGCCAATCTTCGTCGTCCTTGACTGGCTGGAGATCTCCGACCAAGGTCTGACACTTCTCGTAATCGGTCTGTGTGAGATCCTTGTCATTCTGTAAGGATATAGTGATCGCGTCCGAATTAGGTAGTTTGTTGTATTGATTGATGTATTCATAGATCTTACGAAATACTCGTCTTTCACTGTTCTCTGAAAAGTATTCTTCCTTGATGAAGGGTATTACTCTGCGAGAATACCCCTCGTTGTGTACGAGGTTTTGAAGGATTACCTTCTGAATGTTTGTGTTCATTATTCCTCATCATTGTCAATCTTGTCTAGTTCTGCCATGATCTCCGCATCTGTGGTGAGAATGTCACCGTTAGAAATCGCATACTTCGTCTTCACGAAATCGCTGAATGTCTTATCCGTAAGGATTGGGAGCCAAAATTCCTTACAATCAGTATCCTTGATACGCCACTTTGTCTCTTCACCTTTTCTTGCATACCAACCGTTGGATGGCTTCACGACATGACCTGATTCCAGAGCGATGTCGAGCAGACCACTCCAACGACTGATGCCACCTTCGAATGACACGCTCACTGGAATCTTCGACTTCTCCTTCACATAACGGGACTTCTCCACATTAATGATGAAGTTGTAACCAGTCAGTTCCGTTCCATCCTTCTCCTGCTGGCGACCAAGAATGAAAATGTTGTCGGCAGAATAGTAGGAACCAGTTCCACCACCAACGATGTCCTTTGGATACATTCCAATCTCCTTGTAGGTATGATTGACCACAACCATAGGAATGTCCTTGAGATTGAGGTGTGGAGTGATCATACGGAACAAAGACTTCATCTGCTTGGCACGGGACATATCTGCAACCGACTTACCTTCCATGGCATCCTCGACTTCCTTCTTGGAAGCAAGATTGCCGATGGAGTCGATGATGACCATAAGATGCTCACCGCGCTCGACGCTGTTCAGTTGCTGCATGATGTCAAACTTCAGTTCCTCCACATCCTTGATCGGAGTATGGAGAACACGATCTTGGTCAATTCCGAATGTATCGAAATAACCCTGTGGTGTTCCGAATTCCGAATCGTAGAAGAGAAGTGCGGCATCTGGATACTTGTCGAGATACGACTTTGCCATCAGCAGAGAGAATGCAGTCTTGAAGTGCTTGCTCGGTCCTGCCCACATCGTGATGCCAGGAGTGAACCCACCATCAAGACGACCAGATAGTGCCACATTGATGACGGGAATGCTCGTCGGAATCATATCCTTCTTGGTGAAGAACTTTGATTGTGACAGGACAGACGAATCCTTTATTGTGCTATTCTTTTTGATCTTATCTAAAATTCCCATTCTTCACATCCTTCATAATATCAAGTGTTCTTTGTTTCATATTGGCATAGAACTCCGCTTCCCTTGTATAGAACTCGTATGTGTCTATGCTGCCATTTTTCATCTTCGATAGTTCCTTCATCGTGAGAACGGCATCTTCGTGCTTTTCCTCAATCAAAGGAAGGATCTTCTCAAAATATTCAATATCAAGTTTAATGCTCATTCGAACAACGACTCCAGTGTGTTTGACTTCTCGCACTTCCAACCAATGGCATCGGTGATGGTGACGAGAGGTTCGAGGAATGTCTTCTCGAACTGTCTATTGTAATCTACAAACCTCTCAAGATCAAGTTCCTTTGGAATAGATCCGAAGAAAGATATGACCTGATCCCCAATTGGATTAGGCACCTTTAGATAGACATACTTCACCTTCTCGCCATCCTTAATCAACTGATATTTCTTCAGAAGTTTGCGGGATTTTATGGCGTGATTGTAGAGTAAAGATCCCTTCACATGAATAGGTGTTGACTTGCGATAGATCGTTGTAGGATCGGCATATTCGGTCATACCCTTGCAACTGCTGTTTCTCGCAACCTTCTCTGGTTTCATCTTCACGAATTCATTCTTGAACTTGTCTACGAACGAGATCAGAGTGTCTTCGTCAGAATTCATAAGAAGAGAGATGGCATCCTTGAGTGCCACACGGACAACCTGTGGTGTGGAGGATCGTGTCGTTTCGATGCCCATGATCTTTAGTTCTGGCACATCAAGAAGAACATCGTCCTCACCCATATACACATTCAACATATAACGCTTCTTGGCAGTCCAGATCCCCTTGTTGCAGATTGACTCACGCTTCATATTCATCTTCTGAGAATATGCATTCATAAGTTCAGAGAGTTCCTGATACTTCTTGTTGATGAACGAACCGATTGTGGTGCGGCACGCCTTGTCGAGGAATGTGACGATCTTCTTGTTGTCCGTGCAATCGGGAAGAACCTTGCTTACAAGTTCGTCCAACTTGATGTAAACAGAGTCCGTGTCGCTGGCAATAATGTAGTCAACATCCTTGGTCGAACAGGTCTTGTTGAGGAATTCGTTGAGATGCATTTCGATCCATCGAATAGACAACTGACCAGAGATCGTGATTGCTTCAGCAAGATCCAGATCATAGTAGCGAAAATACTGATTACCTACAGCACCGAAAGCAGAGTTTAACTGAATTTTTCGAACCAACTGAAAGTTGTGATACTTTGCAACATCCATATTCAGTTGCTTCTTTTCCTGCTCTGTCAGATCCTTGCGTTCCTTCAATTGACGCTTGCAGTCAAGCATCTTCTTCTTATACATCTTGCGCTCTTCATACATCCGTTCCATAAGCGCAGGAAGAAATCCCTGCTTGTCCTTGCGAAAAGCAACACCATTCGCGGCGATGGAATACTCATCCTGCTTGGCACCACGAAGATAGTCGGCAGGATCCGTGAATGTCTTGGTTGGTTCTCCGCGATGCATTCTCAGGATGGAATCGGGTGAAACGGATGTGCGGAAGTATGCAGTGTTCTTCACCTTTGTCTCTGGTGAAATATTATACTGCATGATGAGATGTGGATAGAGCGAGTCAAGGTCGAACGAAGCGATCCACTTGTGCATTCCCGTCTGTGGATCCTTTACATACCCACCAGCAAACTGCTCTTCCTTCTCCTCGGACATCTTCTGTGGAATGACGATTCCCTGATCGGAGAGATGGTGATAGATGATTGCATCCCAAGTGCGAACCTGAGAGAACACATCCGACAGGTTTACCTTTGCGTTGTATGCAAGAGCAACTGCAAGTTCCAGCAGACGGAGTTTGTTCTCCAACTTGACTACCAGTTCGACATCTATGTAATTATACTTGACGAACTTGGCAAAGTCCTTCTTGTAGAACTCCTGCAAGTTGGAATAGTCGTCATAGGAGATCTTGTTCTCTCCCAACTCAACAGATGCGATGTGGTCGAGACGATACGATTCTCTTGTGACGAATGTGAACTTGCGGTATAGATCGAAGTAGTCCAGAGCGGCAATACCGACCAGATCATAAACCGTATAGTCGTTCTGCTTCACCTGCACTACTCTGGTCTTGATGTTTTCCCAAGGAGAAAGACGCTTTGCTTCTCCTTCACCAAGCATCTTCTCTATGCGACATACAAGATAAGGAATATCGTAGAACTGAATGTTCCAACCAGTGACGACATCAATATCTTCATCTCTCCAAACAGAGATAAACGCTTCGAGGAGTTCCCTCTCGTCGTCGTAGTCGATCACTGTGTGCTGATCGTTTTCCTTGTTGGCTTTACCAAGACAAAGAGTTATGGTCTTGTCACGGTTTCCCTGCACGAAGCGCATCGTGATTACATTCACACGCTGATCGCACTTTTCGATGCTAGGAAACCCATCCTCACACTCGACCTCGATGTCCAAGTAACAAACCTTCAGTGCGGATTGATCATACTGAATTTCGCCAGGAAACTGGTCGTGAATGAATGTATAGGTGAAATCGGTATTACCATAGATCTCTATACCCTCCACACCTTCATACTGCTTTATGAAATCTCTGCAATCACGAATGGAACCGAAGTCAACACGGTCGACGAACTTACCGTCGAGGGTTCGATACTCGGTCTTCTTTTCGGATGGCCAAAAGAGATAAGGATTGTAATTCTTTACAATAGTGGTGCGTCTATAAGAAGAACTGGTCGAAGACTTTTCGTATCCTCGACACAGTATCCTCTCACCTCGCACGAAGGCGTGGGTGTAGAAATTCATTTTCTGTTCTTGCAGCAGCCTCTGTATTCTTGTTCGGTCAATAATCTTGGCTCAATGTGTATCTTTGGTTCTTCGATATTTTGTTTTGTTTCTTGAGCATCTTTGTCCGCAATATAAGCAGACAAAAGAACCATATAGTTAATGATATCAACGCAAGTGTCCTTGAAAGATTCGTCTGCCACATGCATCTTGCCGGCGCGAACGAATGAACTCAATCTGCTCATCTTATCCGTAAGACGAACCATAAAACCCTGTTCTGTCTTGCAAATACCCATGCTCTCTACACGGGTAAAGTTTGCAAAAGGCTCAATACCTTCATTGCCTGCATAATCCTTGTTCTTCAATTTCATAAGTTCTCTGGCTTCGGCGCAGAGTTTCATATGATGATCCAACAATTCATCACGAGTCATGTCATACTCCTGTGGAACCAAATCCACCATTACGATCTGTTTTCTGAACTGGTTTAGTATAGCACTGTTCTATGGTGTAGTCAAGTGATTTTACCAATTCTCCCTGAGCAATTCTGTCACCGTGTTTAATTGTAATTCTCTGCAAAGAGTCGTTCTTCAGCATGATCATCAACTCGTTCACATAATCCGAGTCGATGACACCTTCGCAGTTGGCAAGAACCAATCCTTGCTTGAGAGACAGACCAGAACGAGGATGTATTCTTACCGAGTAACCTTCTGGAATATCAAGAATAAGACCAGTTGGAATGAGAACTCTCCATTCAGCAGGAATCTCCACCTGATCTATGATCTCTGGGCTTTCGTACATATCATTTGTCTTGCTGTATGAATGTATCTTTCTACCATTTAGACAGGCGGAAAGATCAAAGCAAGCCGAATGTTGTGTACCAAACTTCGGAGGAATGGCGTTTGGATTTATGATATAATATTTAAGCAAGGTCTAATATCTCATTCTTTCTTTGCTCAGTTAGAAGTCCAACGGATACAAGGTAGTTCATACCAGCAACAGTCATAGGATCGTCGTTTAATATTTCCTGTGCTGCTTGTGCCAATCCCATAAAATCAGCAACATTATCATCTGTTTTTGCAGCGTTTCTGTATGCTGCTCTTTCCTGTGTAGTAAATCTTAGCAGAAATTGATACGCCGTCCACGACTTTCTCATCTCTTCTGCTGTTTTATTTCTAACAGTCCATATCTGGTCTACCGTTATTTCACTAATTTCAAAAGAAGATTCTGCTATTTGTGTGCTAGACACCGAAGGTGCATCGTCATATACTACGAGTTTATAGCAATCCTTCTTTAGATTGTTTTCATCAATCCATTTTTGATACAACAAGTCGTCAATTTCCTTGAATTCAATGATTTGATCGTTAAAAATATATGCATATGTACTCATCCGTATCTCCTGTAGTGATCTGCACCTTTTGTTCCACCATCATCATTTACGGTATGTGTTCCTGTGTAATTTGTAATATCTCTGACTAATGGATAATAATTTTGCAAATTTTGTGGTCGAATTCCTATTGGTTTTGCTCCCCGATATAAAGATGTTATTTCATCGGCAGTCAAGGCTGCATCCCATATTCCGACTTCGGCAATTCTTCCGTTCAAGTTAGAAGTGGTCGCTCCCGTATATTGGGCACCAAGAAGCATTCTGGTTGGTGTGGTTGGTGTTCGTGAAGTTGTTCCTGTTGTGGCGTTTGCTGCATTCAAATAAACTGTTCTGCTTGTAGCAGATGTAAAAACTCCTGTTAACATGAACCAAGTGTTTGCACTTATTGTTGCAGCAGTAATAGATGTCTGTGTCGTTCCACCAGAATCGACAGAAACAAGAGTTGCTTGGTTTGAAGCATTTATAAACACACCATGTCTGAAAGCATCCGTTACATTATGCAAAAGAATAAAATTCCTCTGCGCTCCTGTAGTCAGTATATATCCCCAACAATTTAAGGTAAAAGGATAACCAGTCAAAACTTCTGGAGTTGTTCTTAGATACTGAGTACCTGTAGCAGCACATGAATACGCCATCACACACTCCTTATTTCCACAGCCACTAACTCTGCGTCACCTGTCATGTCGTCGGTTCCAGATGTTCCATCTGCATCACGATAAACTTTTAGTCTAAAAGCATCACCAGAAGAAATCGAGTCGATGGTTGTCAGTGTAATACTAGTAGTGGTAATAATACCAGAAGTAGCATTCGTCGTTGAGCCAGCGGTTGCTGCGGTATCAAACGAATCGGCATCCTCATCGGTATTCATTCTTTCTATCTGAACTCCCCATCTACATGTGCCAGTTGTTGCTGATGTTGCCATCCACATAATTCTCACGGATACACCACTAGAAAGAACCATTCCCTGTGGAACCACGCCAACAAAAACAGCAGACTCGTCGGTCGTAGCATCAAAGTCAAGAACCATAATAGAATTTCTACTGTCAATAGTAGCATAATTAGAGGCCGGTGGTTGGTTGTCTAGAGGAGTAAATACTATGCTTGTACCAGATAGATTGGCACTGACTGTTGGTAGTTTAATCGTGGCTGTTCCACTGCCAGTCAAAGTCATATCTGCACCAGTGACTGTGAGTTTTCTAGAGGTAGTTCCACCAGAAACATCAAATCCATCTGAATTATTGGTTATATCGAGATTGACTGAATTTTGTTTTGCCATTTAATTATCCTATTTAAGCACAGTTAAGGGCTGAATATGTAAATGTATCCAATACAGCATTTCCATCACTAGTGTTTATTACCGATTGCGTATAAAGATCCGCCTGTCCACTACCAGCAAAAGTAACATATTGATTGTTGCTAACTGTGAATGTATCATTATGATTCAAATATGTCATTCCACAAGTAGGTGGGTCAATACATGATACAGTTCCGTCGCCGTTCACAATAACTCCTTGTGTATTACTTACATAATAATAAATACCATCAGATGATGAATTTGTAACTTTTAGTGCTATTGTTTGATTTATACCTGTTATTTGTCTTTCTGTTGCAGAAAAATTTCCAGTAATACAATCATATGTAACATTTGCCCAATTTACAGCATTTGGTGTAACATCAGCAGCAACACCTTGATTTACAAAAGAACTCAATCCAGTTATAGAAGATAATCCTTGAAAACTACTCATACGATTGTTATGTTCCCAACAGAACTAATGACATTCCATTCGTTGTTCGCAACGCAGCAGACCAACTCCACCGCATCTCTTGCGTTTGTACTCTGCAAATAGCCACCAGTTCCTGTAGTAGTATCGGTTTTACCGAAATGAATTATTTGCGAAGCATTTTGTGCTATCTTCCAAGTATTCTGCATACCACTGACTCTTATTGTCTTTCCAACAGCAGCAGTTGTGGGTAATGTCAGCGTTAGTGTTCCAGTAGATTTGTTGGCTAAAACGCCTGTATCTACTGTCAATGATTGATCTGCTGTGACAGCAGACCAAGTTAATCCACCACCAGAAGGTGTTGCCCAAGATAAAGTACCAGAACCGTTAGTAGAAAGAACTTGGTTTGATGTTCCGTCAGCGGATGGTAGTGTCCAAGTTACATTTGAAGCAACCGTTGCTGGTGCCTGAAAGGCAACCCAGTTTGAAGAATCAGCATCGGCAAAACGAAGATCACCCTGAGAACCAATCTGGAGATTGCTGCCATCAAATGTGAGATCTGGATCTCCCTTCAGGTTCTTGCTTGTGCTGTCGTAAAACTGCACCTGTTGGTTCGTAGGAGAAGCCATCACACCAACGGTGCCATCGGCATCTGGTAAGGTGATGGTTCTTGCAGCGGTTTGTGTTTCTACAGTGAGTGTAGTGTCGAATGCATTTACAGCAGGTCCCTCGAATATAATGTTTACTGGTGTAAAATTCGTATCATCCGCTGTCTTTCGACCAAGATAAAGATCACCACCAGAGATCTCGACAACACCACTTGCTCCGTCAGTTGCCTCTACTGTAAGTGAAGCAATAGATCCTCCAGCAGCCAAGTATGCAACTGGAGACATAATGATCTTACCATAAGGATTCATCGTTATGTGATTTGTAGCAGCAGTTGCATTTGTCGTGATTGTGGATGTGGTGTTTCCCAATCTGAGAGTTGCATTTCTTATTGCTGCTGTTCCAGAAGTCGCACCTATGGTTACAGTGGTTGCTGCACCACCAGCATTCAGAGTAGTGACATTTGTGTTGAACACCGAACCAGTAGTGACACCAGATGGAGCAGTTACAGAAGATGTTGCTGTTCCAGAATTACCGATCTCAACAGTTGGATTGTTGATGTCAAAGGTTCCAGTTGCTGCACCGACATTTATTGCTGTAGCGGAACCACCGATATTTACTGTTGTTGCCGAAGTATTTACTATATTGAATGTTGTCTGAGTTGTTCTCAATGCTCCACCGTTTGCATTGAGATCACCGGCAACCGACAAGGCATCCGATGTCTTGTTGTAAGTGAGACCGGCATCACCACCCATCACTCCGCCATCAGTGAACTGTATTTGAGTATCAGAACC